CCAAGCTGCGCGACAACTTCCTGCGCCGATACGATGATCCCTCGATGATGGACGAGTCCGATCGTGATTATGTCATGGGTATCGAGACCCAGATCCAAGCCTGCAAGTCGGCTGAGTCCGCCCGCTCGACCGAGTTCATCAAGCTTGAAGAGAAACATCAAGCACTGCTCAAGGATCTCAAGGCGACGAGGGATCAAAGGGTGTCGCGCGTGGAGTCGTCCAAAGAGACGTTCCTAGGAACGATTAGACGGCTTCAAAATGAAGATGAGAGGGAGTTCACTGGGCGGCACATGGAGCTGCTGCGCAACGCAGCAGACAGAGAAGGCAAGCGATTGGGTTCTGCACACAGCTTTGAGGATGGGGCCGAGGATCTCCCGGTACTCAATGCCGAGACGATTCTGGGGGAGCACTAACGGGTGTATTACCCATAGAAGGCTGGTGGAACCATGAAGAAAGAAGAGCGTTTTACGGTTATCAAGGACACGCGGGAGCAGGACGGCTGGACCTTCGGGGCTGGCAAGTCGTGCGCCGGGATGGACATCGGCACCCTGAAGACGGGCGACTACACGATGAGGGGGTATGAGAATATCCTCACAATCGAACGCAAGGGGTCGGTCGCCGAGTTCGCCGCCAACATCACGCAGGAAAGATTCGTGCGGGAACTGGAGCGGATGCGAGATTATGAGTTCGCCTTCATCGTGTTGGAGTTCACGCTCGATGACATCATGCGGTTCCCCTACGGCGCCGGTCTGCCCAAGTCAAAGATCCCCTTCGTCCGCGTCCGCGGCCCCTTCATCCTGCGCCGCCTCATGGAATTCCAAATCAACTACCCCGTGAAGATCATCCTCGCCGGACGCCACGGGATGGATGTCGCCCACCATATCTTCCGGAGAGTACTCGATGCCAAGTCACCCAAAGGAACAGGACCGGATCAAGCGGCTGATTGAGCACGCCTGGCTCCTGTCCGAGACCGACATCGCCCATGTCACCCCCACTACCCCGGTGGACCAACTGGAGAGCCTGATCTCTCTTCCCGTCGACGCCGCGCATCCTCTGCGCGGAATCGGGCACCGTGAGATCCAGCCGGAAGATTTGATGCGGGTCATGCGAGACCCCAATTACTTCCCGTTCACCTGCAAACTGCTGATGGGTATCGACATCATGCCCTTCCAGCATGTGATCCTGCGGGAACTTTGGCTGCGACCGTTTCCAATGCTGATCGGCAGTCGTGGACTTGGAAAATCGTATTTGCTAGCAATGTACAGCATGTTGCGTCTGGTCTTCACGCAGGGTTCCAAGGTCGCCGTCATCGGCGCATCGTTCCGGCAGTCGAAGGTGATCTTTGAATACATGGAAAAAATGTGGGCGGACGGGGCTGTCTTGCGAGACTTGTGTGGTAGTGGCAAGGGACGGGCGGGGCGCGAGCAGGGGCCGAGGCGGGATGTCGATCGCTGCGAGATGATTATCGGTGATTCAGTTGGTATAGCAATCCCGTTGGGCAACGGCGAGAAAATTCGCGGTCAGCGTGCGAATTACATTGTGGCCGACGAATTTGCGTCGATACCTGAGGACATATATCAAAACGTGGTCCGTGGTTTTGCGTCGGTGAGTGCCGACCCGGCATCTGGTGTGCGGCATCAAGCCAGAGTTCAGTTGTTGAAGAAGCTGGGGCAGTGGACCGAAGAGGATACCAGGGCCGAGTCCAGGATTATGCGTTCTAATCAGAACATCATCTCGGGAACCGCCTACTACTCGTTCAACCATTTCTACAAGACCTGGAAAACCTACAAGGCTTTCATCGAAAGTTGCGGCGACAAGAAGAAGTTGGAGGAGATCTTCGATGGCCCGGTGCCCGAAGGCTTCGACTGGAAAGACTTCTCCATCATCCGCATCCCCGTGGACATGCTGCCCCGTGGGTTCATGGACGAGAAGCAGATCTCGTCGGCCCGAGCCACCCTCTCCAAGAGCAACTACATGATCGAGTTCGGGGCCTCGTTCGCCACCGACTCCGAGGGCTTCTTCAAGCGTAGCCTGATTGAGTCGTGCGTGGTGGGGCGTTCCGAAAACCCGATCGCCCTCAACGAGGAAGTGATTGAGTTTTCCGCTTCGCTGATGGGTGATGATGTCTCCCATGTGATCGCAGTCGACCCGGCCTCAGAGCGTGATCATTTTTCTGTCGTCGTCCTTGCTCTCTATCCCGATCACAGACGCCTTGTCCATTGTTGGACCACCAACCGGAAAAGCCACAAGGAGCGCCTCAAGCGCGGCGTTATCAAGGAACAGAACTTCTACGCCTTCTGCGCACGCAAATTGCGCGAGCTGATGTTGGCCTTCCCGAATGTGGAAGTGCTTGGCATCGACTCGCAGGGCGGCGGCGTGACGGTCGAGGAATCGCTGCACGATCTGGAAAAGCTGAAGGACGGCGAGATGCCGCTTTGGCGTGAAATCGATCCCGACCCGAAGAAGTACAAGGATAGTGACGGCAAGCCCGGACTGCACATCATCCGCATGATCAATTTCGCCGATGGCAAATGGATCGTCGAATCCAACCACGGGCTGCGCAAGGATCTGGAGGACAAGGTCCTGCTTTTGCCAGCCTTCGACACCGCTGCGCTGGGCCTCGCCTACGAGGAAGACAAGGCAGCCGGGCGTATCGTGCTGGAGGACGGCGATGAGATTTCGCTCTACGACACGCTGGAAGATGCGGTCGTGGACATCGAGGAACTGAAGGATGAACTGGCGAGCATTGTCCACACCGCCACATCCGGTGGCAGGGATCGCTGGGATGTGCCAGGTGCCAAGCTGCCAGGCTCAAAGGCGGGCAAACAGCGCAAGGATCGTTATTCCGCGCTGCTGATGGCCAACTCCATCGCCCGCACCATCCAGCGCACCGACGCCCCGCAGGAATACCACGCGGTGGGCGGTTTCGCTTCGGATATCAAGGATGCCGACGGCGATTTGTACATCGGCCCAGCCTGGTTCGTCGAGGCGACACGGGGGGAGTACGGCGCAGCGGTGGGTCGTGACGGTGTAGAACTAGCAGACCCAACTGCATAGGGAATACAATTGCAATGAGCGACAACAAGCCACTTTTCGTCACCTCCGACCAAGCCGATCTGGCCTACCGAGACGGGGAGGTGATTCAACATAAGACTACTGCTGGCAACACTTTCCGTAACGTCAGCCAGCCCAATGTGTCGGTGCGTGAAGGCTTCGATCGTCGCGATTATGACTTCTTCCGCCCCGGCGAACAGATACCCACCAAGGATATCGACATCATCGGCGCCTGCATGCAGGCCTATGACCGTATCGGCATTGTGCGCAACACCGTCGACATGATGGCCGAGTTCGCCTGTCAGGGGATCGATCTGGTCCACCCCAACCCCCGCATTGAGAAGTTTTTCAAGGAATGGTTCCTGAAGGTCAACGGCAAGGAGCGCACCGAACGGCTGTTGAACATGCTGTACCGCGCCGGGAATGTGGTGGTCAAGCGCAGCACCGCCCGTCTTTCCGATGAGGACGCCGCCACCCTCCAGCGAGGCCATGCCGCCGACACGAAGACGGACATCGCCAAGAAGGCCATCGCCATGGAGATCCCGTGGGAATACACGATCTTTAACCCGCTTTCCGTCGACGTATTCGGGCAGGAACTGGCGCCGTTTTTGGGCACGAAGTATTTCCGGTACGGTGTGCGCATTTCCGATATGGTCAGCAAGAAAATCAAGAAGCCCGAGGTCACTGTTGAAAAACAGATGATGACCAAGATTCCCCGCGAGGTGCTGGATATTGCCAGGCAGGGCGGCAAGATGATCCCGCTGCCCCCCGACAAGACAGTCGCCATCTATTACAAACGCGATGATTGGCAGGTTTGGGCGCGCCCCATGACCTACGCCATCCTTGAAGACCTGATCATGCTGCGCAAGATGAAGCTGGCTGACCTGGCCGCTCTCGACGGGGCGGTCTCGTACATCCGACTGTGGAAGCTGGGCAGTCTTGAGCACCGTATCCTGCCTACCGAAGCCGCCATTGCCCGCCTAGCCGACATGCTGATGAACAATGTCGGGGGCGGCTCCATCGATCTGATCTGGGGGCCGGAACTGCAATTGCAGGAGACCTCGACGGACATCTCCAAGTTTTTGGGCGAGGAAAAATACCGCCCGATCCTGAACAACATTTTCGCTGGACTGGGCATTCCGCCCGGTTTGACCGGCCTGCCCTCACCGGGCGGTTTCGGCAACAATTTCATCAGCCTGCAAACGCTGGTCGAACGGTTGCAGTACGGTCGGGAAATCCTCATCAAGTTCTGGTCGAACGAGATCCGTCTTGTGCAGCAGGCGATGGGCTTCCGGCTCCCGGCCCAAGTGGTCTTTGACAAGCAGACCCTGACCGACGAGGTTGCGCAACAACGCCTGTTGGTTGATTTGGCAGACCGGGGCCTGATCTCCGATGAGGCGCTTCAGGAGCGTTTCGGCCTGATCCCCGAGATCGAGCGCGTCCGCACCCGTCGCGAGGCACGCATGCGTGACAACGGCAATCTCCCCGCCAAGGTCGGCCCGTTCACATCGGACACCAAGGAAGCCGTCAAGAAGATCTTCGCCCAGAATGGCCGCATGACCCCCGAAGACTTCGGTATCGAGGCGACGGGCGAGGCAGTAGCACCGCAAGGCCAGCCGTTTGGCGGCGACGAGCCAAAGGGTCAGCCAGGACAGGGTCGACCGCCGGGATCGAACGACACCCAGCCCCGCCAGAGGCGCGAGATCAAGCCGGAGAAGCCCGCACAGGCAGAGTACGCCGCCGCCTTTGTCTGGGCAGACTCGGCGCACAGGCAGGTCTCCGAATTGACACAGCCAGCCTACCTGAAAAGCATCGGCAAGAAGAACCTACGGGAGGCTTCCTCCGAGGAGATAGCCGCCCTGGAGGAGTTCCGCTTCGCCGCCCTGTGCCAGTTCTCCGTTGGCGAGGATGTGACGAAGGAGAAGATGAGGGAAGTCCTCTCCAAGGCGATGGTGGTGCCAGCCCCGATCCAGTCCCTGCACAAAGAGACGATCTCCAAGTTCATCGCGGCCAAGGGAACAACGCCTTCCGCTGAGGAGCGTCGACGGATAGAAGCTTCTGTTTATGCCGTCTATTCAGTTATTTGATTTGTCCAACAGCCCACCCTCCCCGGTGTAAAAACCGTGGGAGGCTTATTTGACCATGAACATCGCCGTTTATAAAGCCGAACTTGAAGCTGGCCTTGAGGAGCAGATCCTGGCCAATGCTTCCGTCGCCTGGCTCGCCGATGCGCACACCTGCGCGGCCTTTGAGCTGAATGGCACCACCAAGGCGCACCTTCTCGCCAAAGCCGAGAACCGTGGCCAGGTCGACCTCCACTACCTGCGCACCATCATGGTCACCGCCGGTTGGAACCTGAATGATGATGTCTTCACCCCGCAGGACATGTGGCTCGCCAAGTCCAGCCCCGAAGACAAACCGTTCAACTACATGCACGAGCAGCACGACATCATCGGCCACATCACGAAGTCTGTCGCCGTCGACGACTCCATGCAGCCGATCCCCGACGAGACGCCCGTCGAGCAGCTGCCCGACCACTACCACCTCGCCACCAACGCCGTCCTGTACAAGTTCTGGGAGTCGAAAGAACTCCAGGGACGCATGGACAAGCTGATCGCCGAAATCGATGAGGGCAAGTGGTTTGTTTCGATGGAAGCCCTGTTCTACGGTTTCGACTACGCGGTCAAGACCGCCAAGGGCATGCGTATCATCGAACGTAACGAGAAGACGGCTTTCCTGACCAAGCACCTTCGGGCCTACGGAGGCAAGGGGGAGTTTGAGGGATCAAAGCTTGGCCGCGTCCTGCGGCGGATCGTGTTCTCCGGGAAGGGACTGGTTAGTAAGCCCGCCAACCCGGAAAGCGTAATCCTCGGGGCCAGTAAGGCTTCGGGGTATGAACTTCCCAGAGAG